TTGTCGATCCGAAATACACCGCAGCAAGAGCCGATCAGGGCTTCGGGCCGAAAGGCAAGCCGGAGCGCGAACGATGGACACCGCATGACCTACGTCGCACGCTGCGATCCGCGCTCACTGGCGAGTGCGGCATCACACCGGACATCGCCGAGCGCGTTCTGAACCACGCGCTGCCGGGACTGCGCAAGGTCTATGACCACGCGGACTATCGGCCGCATGTTCGCGCGGCGCTGGAAGCGTGGAATAAGCGGTTGACCGAGATCGTGGAGGCGAAATGATCCCGACCGACACCAAGACCCACATGCGCCTCGTGCTGCGCAAGGCCGGCATCCTGCCGGCGAAGCCTCGCGCTGGATGCCCTGCCCTGCCCACACCTGCAATCGGCGCCAGCGGCGAGTGGATCAACCGCGATGAGTTCCTGGCCGCTGCCGAGGCTGCCCACGCTGCCGGCTACGGACTGGCCGCGCTGCTGGCGTTTCGCGAACATTCGATCTGGTCGCCAGCCGCACCGCTGCCGGCATGGATCACCCGCGCGATATGCAACGGCGTCAATGGGTGGATCGCTGGCGCCACTGATTCGCTGACCGATGCGATGGGCGCCAGCCTGGGCAATCGCAAGCTCCGTGAATCAACGATGCGCGCGCAGCAATACGGCGGGCAGATGTACTTGGAGGCGAAAGGCTGGGCTGAGGCCGGCTGCACCATCGACGTCTATTTGTGGGAGCAACTAGGCGCGCGCTACGGCATATCGGCATCAACCGCAGAGCGCACCGTCCGTGCGTATGCGAAGGCAATCGGCGAGCCGCTGAAAAAACGTCAGAATGGCCGCGCTTTGTGACGCTTACTTAGGTTCGCCGTGTGAATAGTTTGCGTCTCACTTCACCAAGTGAGCGCACAAATGGCAACACAAACGGAAAGGCTTGTTTCGAGTCGCACCGCACGCGCCGAGCTCGGCGACGTGTCGGATATGACGATCTGGCGCTGGATCAAGGCCGGCGTCCTGCCGCAGCCGATCAAGATCAACAAGCGCAACTACTGGCCGGCATCGGCGATTGAGCGCGTCAAGCTCGGCAATGCCAAGGCGGCAGCGTAATGGCCGCCCACATCCGCAACGAACCCGCGCTGGCGCTGATCTACGGCCACTCGCGTGACAACTACCAGGGCACCACCCCGGCACCCGTCGCCGAGCCGCGCGAGCCGGTTAGGTTGGTCAGTTTCCGGCGCTTTTCTGATGGCGTGCTTCTGTTGGTCGAGGTCGCTGGCGACGTGCGGATTTTTCGCGTCACCGCTCTCGATTCGGCCGGCTTGGAACTCTTGAGTGCAGCGGATCGCGCGAACGTCCAGAGCGCGCTGGCGACGATCAAGCAGGAGGTGGGCAATGCCTCCTAACTTGACGCTTGCCTCCGTCCAGCACCCCTCAAAGATGGCCGCCCGGAAATTCGACGCCATCTGCTCGAAGCGCGAGCCGACCCGCGACGAAATCGCCGAGCACCTTGTATGGGGCGACAGCTACCAGCGACTACCGATGATCATGGAGATGATTCCGTTCCTGTCGCGCCCGATGTTGTTTGAGGTGTTGGGTAGCGGATGGACCGGATTCGACAACATCGGGCAATTCCGCTTGCCGCTGGCGAAGTTGTTGCGGTCGGCGACCAGGGCGGAACTGGACCTGATGATGACCCCCGAGGAACGCGCGGCGCTGGCCGCGATGCCAGACGAGATCACCGTCTATCGCGGTTGCTACCAGATCAATCGTCACGGGCTGAGCTGGTCGACCGACATCAACATCGCTGCGCGATTCCCGACGCTGCATCGGTACAGCCGCCCCGGCGAGCAACCGATCCTGCTGCAAGCAATCGCCTACCGCGACCGTGCTGTCGCGATGCATGGCCGCAGCGAGGACGAAGTGATCGTTGTCGACGCGCACCAGGTCGAGGAGGTGGCGTATGCATCCGCCTGATCCACAAACGCAACGACCGCCGGCTAGGGCGGTCGCTGGTGAAACAAATGCACTGGTCAAGGCGCGAGCGAAGGATAGAGCAGCGGCCGTCTGGACGTCTAGCAATCCGCGCCGCTGTCCTTGGTTTGCTGACGCCATCGAACGCGCTGCGCGTCCTGGCGCATGGCACGACACCGCCATCGTTCACGCTGGATCGGGAGCTTGGGAGCGCGCTCGCGAGACTCACGATGTAGGCCGCCGCGCATGCACCCTGCTGCCGCCGGACACCGACCCGGCCACCGTCCGTTGGCCGTCCATCGCAAACTGGATCGGCGACACCGGCGACTTGCCGACGGCTCAATCTATCGAACTGGCGCGCTGTCTGATCGACGCTGGCGCGGAGCTGGTGCAGATGACCGGCGACCACCTGAAACCGTCCCTGACGATGCGGAGGGCGCGCCATGCAGTTTGAGCATGAACCGCGCGTCAGCAAGGCCGGCAAGCGCAGCAAGAAGCCTGCGGGCGCCGTCGACCTGAAAGACCCGCTTGCCACTGCGAATGCTTACCGCGCGCGCAACATGGCCAGCGACCATTGCGTTATCCGCTACAGCAAAGGCCAGTTCTTTGTCTGGAACGGTTCCACCTACGAGGAGCTTTCCGAAGATCACATCCGCGAGCGCGCCTATGCGTATCTCGCCAGCGAGCGGCCAACGCGACGTGCTACAGGCGACTTTGTCGACGCACTCAAGGCAGCAGCACACGTCGGGCAAGAATCACCCTGTTGGCTTGACGGTGCGACTGGTCCCGATCCGCTGGTACTGCTGCCGATGCGCAACGGGCTCGTCGACCTGCGCAACCGCGAGTTGATCGAACCGACGGCGGCGCTCTTTGTCCACAACGGGCTGGCCTTCGATTACGTCAGCGATGCGCCAACGCCGGTGACATGGCTCGACTTCCTGTCAACCGTCTGGCCGAACGATCCCGACAGCATTTCAACGCTGCAAGAGTTCATCGGGCTGGCGACGCTCACCTGCGACACATCGCACCAGAAGGCGTTGCTTCTCGTCGGGCCGAAGCGATCCGGCAAGGGCACGATTATGCGAATCGCTGCGGCGCTCGCTGGCGCGTCCAACGTGTGCAGTCCGACGCTGGCGAGCTTGGGCACACACTTTGGCATGCAAAGCCTGATCGGCAAGCCGCTGGCGCTGCTGTCAGATGCGCGCGTGTCTGGCAAAGCAGATATGGCCTTGATCGCGGAGAGTCTGCTGCGGATCACCGGCGAGGATGCCGTTACCGTTCCGCGCAAGCACATCGTCGACTGGCACGGCAGATTACCCACACGCTTCTGGATCGCATCCAATGAGCTGCCGTCATTCGTGGATGCAAGCTCGGCGCTGACGAGCAGGTTCATCCTGATGAAGATGACGCGCAGTTTCTACGGCGCCGAGGATCACAGTCTCGAAGGCCGGTTGCTGGCCGAGTTGCCCGGCATCCTGCATTGGGCAATGGATGGCCTTGATCGCCTGAGAGCCCGCGGGCGCTTCGTGCAACCGAAGTCAGGTGCAGGCCTAGCCGCCGAACTGGATCGCATGGCATCGCCTATCGGCGCATTCGTCCGCGAGCAATGCACCATCGAGGTCGGCGCCAGAACGCTGGTCAGCGAACTGTTCAAGGCGTGGGTCGAGTGGTGTCGCGATGCAGGCCAGAACCACACCGACACGTCCGCCACGTTTGCCAGGAAACTGTACGCGGCATATCCCGAGATCACGACTTCGCAACCGCGAGAGTTCAACCAGCAACGGACGTTTATCGGCATCCGGTTTCGTCGGGCGACGGACACGAATCACTGGCACGGCGCACCGACTGACACGGGTGACACGTGTGTCCAGCCTTTGCGGACTCACGCGAGGGAAGAAAATAGTACAGGGCGCAATGGCAGAAACCCCGTGTCAGGCGTGTCACCTGTGTCAGTTGACGAATGGGGCGACGTCGCATGAATGCGCTCGCTCGCCTTCACGCTGAGGGATTCCGCGTCCGCATCGGGCCGGCCGGCAACCTGCAAGCCGCGCCCGCGTCCAGGCTAACGCCGGAGTTGGCCGCCCTAATAGCGGCCAACTCTGCCGACATCCGCGCGGCTCTTGCTGTTCATCGTTGCTGGCGCGTCACCCTGGCAGACGGAACCCGACTGGTAGCCGTGCGCCCCGATGGCGCGACCCACGATGAGATGGTCGACGCCTGCTGCTGGCAGTTTGGCGCCGAGCGTGTCGTGTCGGTCGAGGCGCAACGCCACATCACCGGAGCCACCCATGCGTAGTGAATCGAACTCTCGGCAATGCCAGTGCTGCCACCGCCTGATGCCGACCAAGGTCAAGCGGTCGTTGTGCTCGCGCGTCTGCGCCAACGTCCTGAAGCAGACGCGAGCGCATGCGAGAGGCGCGGCGAAGGCACGGAAGCGGAAGAATGTAACGAAAGGTACTCCCGCAGCACCTAGCTAGCGGGTCTACGAAGCGCGTCGTATTCGCAGAGTCAGCACCGAGGATAGGCATACATGAAGCAAACCAACACCGAAATCCGGCTCACCCAGGCGCAGATGGGCGCGGCCTGCGAACTCTCGCAAGGCCAAGTGTCCCGATCCCTGCGCGACGCTGGCATCGAACCCGGCGGCGACGGTTACACGCTCACCGATCTTCGGCGTCTGGTCGAGTGGCGAACGCTAGATCGAGTCGGCGCCACCAGCGACGGCCGGCGCTTCGACACCGACGCCGAGCGCGGGCGGCTACTTGCTGCCCAGGCCAATCTCGCCGAACTGAAGTTGGCGGTCGAGAAGAAGGAATTGGTCAGCGCCCCCGAAGTTCTTTTCCATTGGCAGGAAATCGCAATCCACATTCGCCAGAAACTCACGCAGCTACCGAGCCGCATTTCGCTTGTCTGCGCTCACACCCACGAGGCCCGCGTGAAGATGCAGGCCCTCGCCGAAAACCTTGTCCGCGATGCGCTGGAAGAAGTCGCACGCGGTCCTATGCCGCCAGAGGATGAATCGACATGACCGACCAGACCATCGCAATCCCCGCGCCGCCGACACTGCCGGCCGATCACTTCACCGATCCGCGAAGGACCATCGTCGACAGTTCCGGCGACAAGCTCGTCACCTTCAACGCGCAGGCCCGCGTGGGCGGAATCTTCACGCTCGGCACTGGTTGTTGGTTGCTCGTCGGTCCGATTGACTTCGGCGGCTTTGTGGCCGGCGTGCGCGCGCAGGGAATCGAGCTTCCAGATACGTCCGATCTCGACGTGTGGGTTCAGACCGCGACTTCACCGGATGCGGTCGCAGGATTGCTGCAACGCGCGAGCGTGAACTGATGGACGCGCTACGCCGCGCCAAGGCACTGCTAGAGGGCGGCCGGCCGATTCCGCCTGACGTTGCGGCGCTGCTGCTGGAACTGGTGCAGGAACGGTTGCAGCCATCGCGGATCGAGCGCGTGCAGTTCCGCGACATGCACCTTCACGAAGCCGCCTTCTGGGCCATCGCGCCGCGCTGCCCGACCGAACACCCGTGGGCGGCAGCGCAGAAGCTCGGCGACGAAATCGGGCGCTACCGTCGCGCTTCCTGGGTTCGCTACGGCGGCCGCCTGGAAATACCAGAGGCGCCGATCCTGCGGCAGCACATCCACCTGGCCTCGACGTGGGCGCCGCTGCCTACCAGCGAGCGGCAGTTGTTCAGGATACTGACACCCACCTAGCCGGCGTGTCCGAAATCCTGCGCTACCGTGCCTTCGCACAAGGAGGCACCGCATGCAGGAAATTCTGATCTACGACGAAATCGACACCGGGCTGGCGCGCTCGGTTGTCGAGGAACTGAAGCGCGCCAAGGCGGTCACCGTCCGTATCAACTCACCGGGCGGATCGGTCGATCAGGGACTGGCGATCTTCAACGCACTGAAGGCGCACCCGCACCACGTCACCACGCAGATTGACGGATTCGCACTGAGCATCGCGAGCACCATCGCGATGGCTGGCCGTCGAATCACGATGGCAAAGAACGCGCTGTTGATGATCCACGAACCGTGGACCACGGCCACCGGGCCAGCGGCGACGATGACCAAGACCGCCGAGGCGCTGGGGCGCACCCGCGACAGTCTGATTCAAGCCTATAGCCGCACCGGCAAGCCCGCCGACGAACTCGCGGCGCTGATGAATGCCGAGACCTGGCTCACGGCCGAGGAAGCACTCAAGCACGGCTTCGTCGACGAAATCCACGACCACACCGACTACGCCATCGCGGCGAGTTTCGACCTTTCGCAATTCAAGAACGCACCCGCTCAGAGGATCAAAGCCATGACCACACCGATTGAAAACGCCGCAGACATCGAAGCCCGCGTGCTCGAGCGCGAATCCACCCGCCGCACCGAGATCAGCACGCTATTCGGTCCGTTCCGAAACCAGCACCGCGACTTGCTCGACCAGTGCCTTGCCGACCCGCGCTGTTCGCCTGACGCGGCAAGCCAGCGTCTGCTGGCGAAGCTGGGCGAAGGTGCCGAACCCATCGCAGGCCCGCGCATCGTCGCCGGCAACCCGTCGCGCATGGCCGACTTCACGGCAGCCGCCAGCGACGCGCTGCTGATCCGATCCGGCATTCGCCTCAGGGACGCACATCCGGCCGCGCGTGATCTGGTCAACAGTTCGATCCTGAACATCGCCGAGTCCATCGCCAGCATGGGCGGCGGATGGATGAAGGACCGCAGTCCGATCAACGTGCTTCGCGCCGCGCACTCCACGTCCGACTTCCCGCTCTTGCTGGCGAACACCGCAAACAAGGCTTTGCAGATGGGCTACGAAAACGAGCCGGCCAGCCATCGCGCATGGGTTCGCACCGTCGACGTTAACGACTTCAAGGTTCAGAGCCGCGTGCAGCGCAGCGAGGCACCGGGACTGCTGGAAGTCGCAGAAGGCGGGGAATACACCTACGGCACTTTCGGCGAACGCAGCGAGACCTACGCAATCAGCACTTGGGGCCGGATTTTCCAGATCACCCGGCAGGCACTGGTGAATGACGACCTGGGCGCCTTCACCACGCTTCCGCAAGCCTTCGGCGCCGCTGCTGCGCGCAAGGAATGCGACGAGGTCTATTCGATTTTGACCACGAACGCCGCAATGGGCGATGGCGTCGCGCTGTTCCATGCGACGCACGCCAACCTGACGGCAAGCGGGACGGCATTGTCCACCGCGTCACTGGGCGTCGCTCGCGCGCTGATGCGCAAGCAGATGGGCTCCGGCGGCCTGGGCTATCTGAACGTCGTGCCGGCGTTCCTGATCGTTCCTGCGGCGCTGGAAACCGCTGCTGAGATTCTGGTGGCGAGCACGGTCAAGGTGGGCGGCAGCAACGCCGAGCCCAACAGCGACTTTATCCGCAGCCTGACGGTTGTTGTGGACCCGCGCCTCGACACCGCATCGGCAACCGCCTGGTATCTCGCAAGCCAGCCGTCGCAGGTCGACACCGTCGAACTGGCTTACCTGCGCGGGCAGCGTGGCGTGTTCACCGAGGAAGATCGCGACTTTGAAACGGATGCCATGAAGCTCAAGGCCCGACTCGACTTCGGTTGCGCGGCAATCGACTGGAAAGGTCTCTACAAGAACCCCGGCGCCTGATTCGTCTAACTAGCCGCGGCGGTCGACTGCCTCGATAGCGACCCCGCGGCGCTGGCCGAAATGCCAGCCGCCTAGCCGGAACGTGGCGACAAACCCCGGCAGCGTGCGGTTCGTTGGTCTCAGCGGACTGAGCACGCACAGAGGGCGCCTTCGGGCGCCTTCTGTCTTTGGCGATGCCGGCAAACATGGGTGAAGGGCGCCCATCTGAAACTGCTTCAATTGAAGCAGTTAGCCAGACGCACGCCGCCGACGTTGCTGCTATGTAACGGGCGCGGACAAAGCAGGAGCTTGTGTCCGACGATGGGACATAAGCTCTGACGTCCGACGATGCGACACCAGACCCGCTCGGGCGTTACCGCGTAACGGCAGCGCGTCGTGAGGTGGGGCCGGCGATGCTCGTCATGCGCGGCAATGTTAGGGGCGTTACGCAATCGTTACGCAGCCCCAAAAATTGTCCTATTTTCCACCTGAGAAAACCGCGCTAAGTCGTTGTTTTCCCTATGGTGCCGCTGCGCAGAATCGAACTGCGGACCTACTGATTACGAATTGCTATTTATGCCATTTCATATGGCAACAATCACCAACAAC